GTGGTGGCCAAGTGGGGAACTTCGGGCGCGGTTCGGTCGTGATCCGGAGCAATACGGCGCGTTCGTGGACGGTAACGCCCTAGTGTGGAGGTAAAAGGCGTGATAGTACAACGGTCTCATAATCCGACGGTCGCAGGTTCGATTCCTGCAGGGCCCACTGGGCTTTTCCCAAAAGGCCTGTGGTGGCGAAGTGGTGGACCTCCCCCTTCCTGGAGGTCCCCGTGAGCGCGCGTGACTTCCACACCATCAGCATCCGTCGCCTGTCGTCTGGTTGGTGGCACGTGCGTGGACGAGGCCCGTGCAATTGGAGTCAGCCACCGGTCCTGACGCCCGAAGCCGTGCGCGAGTACGCCTTCCCGCAGGCGGGCGACGCGTTCCTCGCCGCAGCCGTGGCCGCTGTCAGGGTACATACCCGTAGCACCATCGCCGCCGCCCCGCCGAGCAGCGCCGAGTCGCGGGGGACCCGATGAGCGCAAACTCGGCGTGGAACTGCCCCCGCTGCGGCGAAGATCACGGGCTGGAATACGCGCGGCGCGTGAGCGGGTGGGAGCGATACCACTTCTACGGCGATGTCGGCGATCACCGGCTCGCCGACGATTCATTGATCCGTGGTCGCTGGCCCAAAACCGGCCGCTGCCTCGCGTGCGGCAAGCGCGTACCGCTGCCCAAGCCTTTTCTGCCTGACGCCGGAGCCGCCCCGTGACCGCGCAGCCCGAGCGCACGCCAGCGCCTGACGACGTATGCCCCTGCTTCGTCCTGGAACCCTATCACGACGGCACTTTTCGCTGTCTGCGATGCGATTCTCGGTGGCGGCGACGTCTCGACAAACGTCTTGTGCGCCTGACGCCGATCGCCACGCGCGAAGCGTCCGACGAACCGAGGAGCACCGACCATGAGTGACGAACGAACGAACGCGCCGAGCAGCGGCGACGACATGTTGTACGAGGCGTGGGTCGTGATCGCGAACGTCAGCGGCGGTGACTGGGACGAGCAGCCCGACGAGTGGAGACAGGCGGCCGAACGTTGGCGCGAACGCTGGCATTCGTACCTCGCGCCCGACAGCGCCGCCCCTGACGAGAGCGAGGGTGTCACCCGGTGCGGGCGCGAGGACTGCGCCTTTACCGGCTACCCGGCTGCGATGGCGTCGCACCGGCGACTCAGCCACGGCCCGCGACGCTCCGCGCCTGACACGGTGCCCGCGCGCGACGGCGACGTGGAGGCGGCCATCGCGCACGACTTCCCGAGTCAGGCGTTGGCGGAATACGACCGAGTGTGCAGCACCGACTACGATGACGACGTGCAAGATGCGGCCAACGCATTCATCGCCGTATCCGTGACCCTCGTTGCCGCGTTGCGCGTCACCATAGAGCGTCGGGACGAGTACAAACGCGAGTGGGAATCCGCGTGCGAGCGCGAGACGGCCGCGCACCACCTGCTCGCCGAGGAGCAGCAGCGACGCCAGGCGGCGGAGGCTGATGCCCAGCAGTGGAAAGCGCGCGCGGTGCGGGTGCACGACCAATTCGCCGATGACGCGGCAGGGTTGATCCGCCGTCTCAAGCGGGCGATCGACGAAGAGAGCGACCACGAGCTGTACCAGTCGGACAACACGCGCAACGCGCTCATTGACGCGGACCTGTGGCTCCGGAGTCACGCGCTTACGAAGCGCCCGCCTGCCACCAGCGCGGACCCGGACCGCGGGGGGACCGCAGCATGAGCGCGCCGAACGCTGGCTCCCTGACCCTCCTCGAGGCGTGGTTCCGCGCGGCCGCGCGCACCGTGGCCGGGCTCACGCTCACGCCCGACCAGTGCGAACGCATTGCCGACGAGATCCGGGAGGGGCACGTGCACGCGACCCAACCACGACACGAAGGAGCTGACTGATGGATCCGAAACAGTACGCTGACCTGCTTCGCCGGTACGCTGACCTGGGGGCGCAAACGCTGCGCCCGGAAAGTCTGCGCAGGCTCGCCGACCTGTTGGACGGCACCGCTGACCCGCCTCCGCCGCCCCCGCCCCCCTACATCATGGACAAATGGTTCGGCGGCAGAGCCCGCCAGACGGGAGACGCCTAATGGCTCGAATCCGTTCCATCAAGCCGTCATTCTGGACTGACGAGAAACTAGGCAACCTGCCTCGAGATGTTCGCCTGCTCTACATCGGCATCATCTCAGCCCTTTGTGATGACGAAGGCCGGGCGCGAGCCAACCCGAAATTGATCCGCGCGTCCGTTTTCCCGTACGACGAGTTTACGGTCCCGGAAGTGGAGGCGATGCTCGTGTTGCTGGCACGAGCCGAGCGCGTGCAGCTGTACGAGGATCATGGACAGCATTACCTGGCAGTGGATAACTTCAAGCGACACCAGAAGATAGACAAGCCACAGCCGAGTACCTTGCCTGCCCCGCCCGATCGTTCGGGGAATAGTCGCGACCATTCGGAGAACGTTCGACGAACGTTCGGTGAGCAGTGTACGGGGGATGGGATGGGAGGGGAGGAGGAGGGGAATGGGAGTGGAATGGATGTTAAAGAAGATGCGGCTGCGCCGCGCGTCGAAAGGCAAAAGCGCGCCTCTCGAAAAGCCAAAGCACCGCAATCCGCCCTCCCGGCTACCCTCGATGAGTGCATCGATGCTCGGCCTGTTGCTGGTCCTGAGCAGCCCGATGCACCGGACCTGCCGGCTGAACCGAAGCCCGAGCGGTTCACCTGGCTCACGCCGTACGTCGGGCCGTGGGAGAAGCGGTTCGGCGCTGGATCGTTCCCGTTCGGCAAGGCTGCTAAGGCGCTTTGCCCATTCAAGGGCCGACCACCCGAGGAGGAGCGTGACCGGCTCGATCGCTATCTCGAGGCGACCGACGCCAAATACGCATCCCTCCACCGCTTTGCGGAAACACATGACTCCTGGACCGATGCGGCCGAGGATTACAACACGACCGACCGGAGTCGGCCGGACTTCGTCGGGGTGGTCGACGGCTGGATGTCGGCTGAACTCGAGCGCATCACGAGGCCCAGCTAATGGCGTTCGGCGACTGCCGCGTCTGCGGCCAGACTAAGAGCCTCTATCGCGATCAGCAGTGCATGACCTGCTACGCGATGTCGAGCGAAGCCGAGTCGCAGATCGATGACGCCACCATCGCGCTGGACCGGCCTGCCGATGCCTACGTGCGCTGGCCCTGGCCGTCGCTCGACCAGGTCTACGGCGGCATGGGGCCGGCCCAGGTGCACTACGTCGTCGGGTTCTCGGGGCTCGGGAAGACCACGTTCATCGCGTCGGCGATTCGCGAATGGGTCAAGGCTGGTGTCTCGCTCGATGTGCTCCCGCTCGAGCAGAAAGCCGAAGCGTTTCGCGCCTATCTCGCCTGTCAGGACGTCGGGATCGACCCAGGGCTCATGTTCTCTGGCGATTTCCACCACTCGTATCGCCAGCACGGCTACCCGTCCGCCTCGTCCATGCGCGACGAGGTGCGGCGCCAGATGCAGCAAATGCAAGACGGCCAATTCGGTGCCCGTGTCCGCATCCACGCGACCTCGGTGATCACCGTCGACACGCTCCACACCGCGTGCGATGAGGCCAAACACCGCGGCGCGCAGCTTGTGATCGTGGACCACGTCGATCACCTGCAGCCCAGCGAGGGCGGCAGCGAATGGACCGCGTCCCTGGCCGTCAACCGCGCCGCCCTCGCGCTGGCGAAGCACTTCGACCTCTGCCTCGTGCTGATGAGCCAGGCAAACCAGGAGATGCTGCGGAAGACCCGCGACCACCTGGCCAAGTACGGCCCGCTCATGGATTCCGCCGTCTACATGGGCTCGGAAAAGCGCAAGATCGCGACCGGCATGATCGGGCTGTTCCGACCCGTCCGCGGTCTACTCCCGAACGAAACGTCGAAAGAGTACTCGGCGGCGGTCAAGGCGGCCCGCGACAACATCGCCGAGCCGCAAACCGTGCTGGAACCGAATGTTTCCGGCGTGCTCATGATGAAGCTGCGTCACTACGGGTCCCGTGAAGGCCGGAAGGTTTATCTCGGCTGGGACAAGGGCCGCACGGTGGAGTTACCGCTGGACCGTCGCCGCGACCTCGACGCTGCACTGCACGGCATCAGGACCGCGGCAGCCTGACCCAGCCCGAACCACCGCAAACCCCTTTGCGTGGCAAACCGTTGCTGCGAGGTGACATAATGGCAGAACACATGACAAATTGGCGGGATTGGCTCGACGCGTTCTTCCGCCCCAACGAGCATGGCGTCTCGCCCGCACTGGCCGTGCTCATTCTCGCGGCGCTGTTCGCGATCGGGGTGTGCGCATGACCCGCCACCCAAATTGGCAGCGGCGCGAACTGATCCACGGCGACACGCGCCGTCAGCTCGAGTTCCAGGCCGACTTCGCGCCACCGCACGACTACCCGCCGAGCTCCAGCCGGCCATTGTGGCGGTGCGGTAGCCCAGGCTGCGGCGCGTGGAACAGCGGCGACCGTCGTGAATGCCGTACGTGCTACGCGGCGGTGGGCACATGAGCCAGATCGCCCCCGATCCGCTACGCCAGGCCGCGAACAGGCTCGCCGGTGTCATCGAGATCACGCTACCCATGCCGCCGAACTTGACCAACACTCGCGAGTCGCGGCACTGGCGGGCAGCCGAAGGCCGCAAGAAAGCCTACTGGAAGGTGCTCAACGGGCTGTACGTGAGCGGCGCGCTGCCTCGCCGGCCAGAATCGCCCTACGAGCGGGTCCGCATCGCCAGCGTCATGCACCTCGGCGCGCACATGGACGACGACAACGCACTCGCTAGGCACAAATTTTTGCTCGATTGGCTGCGACACGCCAAGTACATCGCCGACGACCGGAAGCGGAACATCGAGTGGGCAGGACTCCCCGAGCAGGTCGTCAAGCGCGGCGTGTCGTACCGGATCGTGCTCACGATCACCCCGCTGGTGGCGCCGTGAGTCGCTTTCACGTCGTGTATCCCGGCCAGCGGTTGGACCTGGCCGCCAGAATCGACGCAGAGGGGTCCTGCGTCACGCAGGACGAACGATCGTACCCGAGGCAAGGGGGGAGGCAGCCCCAACCCTTCGCAGGCCGTCAGCTGGCACTACAACCCACGGAGGTGTGATGAGCTAACACACGGCAGGCGAGGCCCGGTTGGGCCCGGTGCTGCGCGATCTGGTTGGGCACGGCAGGTCTGGCATGGTCGGGTGAGGCAAAGTTGGGCGAGGCGATGCTTAGCACGGCAGGCGCGGTCTGGCCGGGTGGGGCGAGGCATGGTCGGGTTAGGCCAGGTAAGGCGAGGCAGGCGAGGCTAGGCGCGGTACGGCCCGGTTAGGCGTGGCGAGGCAGGCCGGGCTTGGTGCGGCAAGGCCGGGCGCGATGCGGCTGGGCATGGCATGGCAGGAGTGGCACAACTCACACATGGAGACACATAACGATGGCCACGAAATCGACGGACAACCCCCCGGTGATCCAGAAGATCGACGTAGTGCTCAGGAACCGGCCTGGCGCACTGCTTGTGGTGCACGCGTTCGCGGAGAAGGCCAAGCAGGAGATTCGCGACAAGCAGGCGAAGAAGAAGCGGGAGGCCAAGGCCGAGCGGCGACCGTTGGAGGAGTTCAACGCGGCGCGTTACATCGACGCAGAGGATCGGGATTGCGTGCCCGTCACCGCTCTCAAAAAGGCGCTCGTCTCAGCGGCGACAGCATTTGACGACCTGACCAAGGTCGGGTTGCGTCAAGCGCTGTTCGTCTCGTTCACGGACGACGAGAGCGCCGCGCTGGTCCCGATCGAGCGGCACGATGGCAGCAGCGCGACCCCGACGATGCGAGAGGACGCGGTCACGATTGGCATCAACACGCGTGGGCTGGCCTATCGCCCGCAGTACGACGAGTGGCAATTGCGCGTGTCCATCGAATTCAACTCGCGACTGGTCAGCGAGGAGCAGTTGCTGGCGTTGGTCGACCAAGCCGGGTGGGGTGTGGGCATCTGCGAGGGGCGCCCTGAGCGTAGCAGCGCGCTGGGCTGGGGACGCTTCCAGCGGGTGGAGGTGTCCGCCGTGCGCGCCGCCGCGGCCTAGCCCTAAATGCCGCGTCGCGCTGACGCGCTCGTTCGCCTCGAGCCGCCAGGGGCACGCGTCCGCTGGCTCCGGATCGTCGACCGCGGGCGGGTCGTCTGCCCCCACGGGCACCACGTCCGCGTCGCCGCGCGGTCGAACGATTTCCTGACCGTGCGGTGCACGAAGTGCCCGGCGATCTTGGCGATGTGGGTGTTGCGCGACCAGCGGGTGTTTCTGGCGGAAATCAGCCCAGCGGAGTATCATGTGATCGAGGAGCAACGCTTGACGCCGACGCAGGTGCTAGAGTACTTGGAACTGTGGCCAACCGCGTGAGGATGCGATGAGAACGATCCGGTTCTACGGCGGGCCGCTGGATGGCGAGACGCGGGTGCTGGCGACTGAGTTCGACGGGTCCGCGCGTTTCCTGTTCGCCGACTATCGCTCTCGACTGCACGAAGGCCGTACCGTGCTGTACGCGTACGAAGTGGAGGGCGAGTGCGGCACGTTGCTGGGGCAGACCATCAGCAACGACAACCCCAACGAGTGGACCCGTACAAATGCGGTCGATGTGGATGCAGACGATTTCCCGGAGGGCTGAGCATGGAACTGCCCGCCGATCTCGACTTCGATGAACTCGCGACCACGACCGAACCTGATCAGCTTGCGTTCCGGCGCGGTGATGTGCGGGGATGGCTGTGGAAGGTCGAAGGCCAGATGAACTGCTACCGCGTCACCGACGGCAAGGTGTGGGCAGAGTTTTCATGGCCGGTGGAGGCGCTAGCTGACGTGGGAATGCTCGACGAGATAATTGCCACGTTCCGCAGCCTCACGTCGCACCTTGCGCCACCGGAGGGCTGAGCATGGGACGCTGGGGTAGCGACGCAGAGGTCCGCGATCTCGTACTACGTGCCCGCCAATGGCAACGGGAGATCGGCGCGCTCGTGCGGGGAGGCGATCCCGAGGCGGCGGCGAAGCGCATGTTCTCGGACGTGGATACGGCGAACCTGATTCGCGACCTCACCGAAGTCGTGGAGCTTGCGTGGGTGCCACCGCTACGGCTCCCACCGGAGGGCTGAGCATGGACACGCGGGACCAGCAGGTCTACCGGGGCCACGTCGAGACAGGACCGACCGCGGCGCTGCGCGAGTGCGGCGAGCGACTGATGGCCGCACAGGAGGCGCTGCAGGACGCCCATGCGGCACTGCAGGTAGTGCGTGAGTTCGCGATCAGCTTCCGAGACGAGGGAGGCGAGTGCAACCACGACGCAGCGGTAGCACAGGTCCGGCTGATGGAAGCGGCGATCCGGAGAATCGAGGCGGTCGTGGTGGACCTGCCACCGGAGGGCTGAGGCGCACCTGACCCGTTGCGCGATCTGAGCCGACAACGCATGTTGTAGCTGTCGCAGGACACAACCGAGAACACCGTCATCAACGTGGCGGTCATGATCTCCCCAACCCGGGGGGATTCGTGGCCGCCGCGTTTTGTCATCCCAGGACCATGGCCAAGAACCTCACCGCGCTCCGCGAACGGTTTTGTCAGGAGTACGTCACCAATCCCACGGGCGGTGCGTCGGCCGCGTACGCTCGCGCTCGCGGTCACCCTGTCGCCGGCTCCCGACAGCGCGCCCCTGTGCTGCTCAAGGACCCGCGGGTCCAGGCCCGGATCGCCGAGCTGCGGTCAGCGATCGTGAAGCGCAACGAGGTGACGCAGGACGAGCTGATCGACCGGCTGCGGGAGAACATCCAGCGCGCCGCAGACGACCGGGACGGGCACGTGGTCAACAAGGCCGTTGAGCTGCTGGGCAAGATGATCGGCATGTTCAGCGACAAGGTCGCGGGTACGGTGCAGCACGACCACCAGCACCGGCACGACCATTACGACGCGCGGGTGCCGCTGACCGAGGACGAGCGTCGGAACCGGCTGGCGGCGATCCTGGCCGGGCAGCGGAATTGACCGCGACGCTGGCGCTGCCTGACCTGTCCCACCTCTCGCCTGACGAGTTGGCGGCGGTCGATGACCTCCTCGCACCGGACGCAACCGCGGTACTCTCGTTCCGGGAATACGTCGACCGCGTCAAGCCCGAGTATATCTGGTACCGCCACGCCGAGCAGATCGCTGGCGTGCTCCAGCGCGTCGCGGACGGTGAACTCACCCGCGTCATCTTCCTCGCCCCGCCGCGGACCGGCAAGTCCGAGCCCATTAGCCGCCTGTTCCCCGGCTACTGGCTCTATCGCAACCCCGAGCAGTGGGTGGGCCTGACGAGCTACGGCGCCAACCTCGCACGCGGCATGTCGCGCAAGGCGCGGGAGTACTACCAGCGGCTAGGCAAGGAGCTGTCCGTCGCGGCCGTCGACCACTGGGAGACGATGCAGGGCGGTGGTATGTGGGCCGCTGGCTTCGGCGGCACGATCCTGGGCAAGGGCGGCCACCTGATGCTCGTCGACGATCCGCTCAAGAACTCCGCGGAAGCGGCGTCGGAAACGATCGCCGAGCGCAACAAGGACTTCTGGGCGTCCACGTTCCGGAACCGTGTCGAGCCCGGCGGCGCGATCGTGATCATTCTCCAGCGCTGGCCCGGTGTCGCTGATCTGGTCTCGTACCTGTACGAGCTGGAGGCGGGCGAGAACCCCGAGCGCTGGCACGTGGTGCCGCTGGACGCGGAACACGACCCGAGCGCGTGGGACGAGATCCCGTCGACGTGCACGATCGAGCCGGACTGGCGTCAGGCAGGCGACCTGCTCTGCCCCGAACGGCTCCCCGCGCACGAGCTGCGGAAGATCCGGCAGCAGGAGGGCGAGTATTACTTCTCGGCCCAGTACCAGCAGCGGCCGCGCCCGCGCGACGGCATCATGTTCCCGCCCGGCAAGGTCACGTACGTGGACGCGGTGCCCGCCAACGTCCGGTGGTGCCGCTATTGGGACAAGGCCGCGACCGAAGGCGGCGGCTGCGCCACGGCGGGCGTGCGCATGGGGTACGCCGATGGCACGTTCTACATCTCGGACGTTAGGCGCGGCCACTGGGGCGCGGACCAGCGGAAACGCGAGATGCGGAACACCGCCGAGTCGGACGGGCAGTCCGTGCGCGTCAAGGTCGAGCAGGAGCCGGGGTCAGGCGGGAAAGAATCGGCCGAGGACGATGTAAAGCTGCTGGCCGGGTTCGCGGTCTCGGTCGACCGGGTCACGGGCGACAAGGTGATCCGCGCCGACCCGTTCGCGGCGCAGTGGCAGGCGGGCAACGTGCGCATCGTCCGACAGCAGGGCGCGTCTGGCACATGGGCGTTAGGTGCGTGGGTCAAGCCGTTCCTGCAGGAGTGCGAGGCGTTCCCGCACGGGAAGTTCAAGGACCAGGTCGACGCAGCCGCGGGCGCGTGCAACGAGCTAGCGTTGCGTCCGCAACTGTTGGTGGCCTAACATGGGCGCCGTCAGCCGGTTCCTCCAGCGCCTCGCCGACTGGCAGCGGCCTGGCGGCTGGTCGATCATCAACGGCTCGCAGCCCACCGAGTACAAAGCCACCGGCCGCACGGTGCGGCTCCAGGGTTGGGAGAAGCACCCGATCGTCAACGCGTGCGCACGCGTGATCACCGACCAGATCGCGGCCGTGCCGCTGGAGATCTACAAGCTCGAATCGGACGGCGAGACGGAAGCGCTGCCCATGCATCCCGCGCTCGACGTGCTGGAGCAGCCGTCGCCGATGCTCAGCGCCTATCGACTGCGCGCGCGCTGGGCGATGCACTTCGTGCTCTACGGCAACGCGTTTACGGAGATCCAGCGCGGGGGACGCTCGCGGCCTGTCGGGCTCCGGACGATCCACCCCGAGCGCATCCAGTACGTGCATATCGACGCCAGCACCGATCGCGTGCTGCAGTACGATTGGACCGATACCAACGGGCGCACGCACTCGACGCCGTGGGAGGACATGATCCACTTGGCCGACCTGGACGCGAGCGAAGACGGGATATTCGGCTTTCCGCGGGCGGCGTCGGCGCTGTTGGACATCTCGACCGACCACGAAGCGAGCGAGTACGTGCGGCAGATGGTGAAGAATAGCGGCGCGCCGGGGCTGGCCGTGCTCACCGAGGCGAACAACTACTCGCCCGAGTCGATCCGTGAGGCGGAAGAATCGTGGCATAACAAGTTCGCTGTGCGCGGCCATCGCGGCCGTACGGCGTTCATGCAAGGCGTGAAGGACATCAAGGTGCTCGGCTTCAACCTCCAGCAGCTTGAGTTCCCTGACCTGCGCCGCATCTCACGCGAGGACATCTGCGCCGCGTTCTTGGTCGATCCCCGCATGGTCGGCGCAGGCTCTGCGGGCTCCGATGGCGGGCTGTCAGGCGTGCAGTACGAGGAGGCGCGGCGTCGGCTGGAGCACCAGACGTGCAAGCCGATCCGGACCTCGATCGAGGCGGGGGTCGATCTGAGCTTCACGCCGGAATATGGGCTCGTCTACTGCCGGTTCAGCCCCATGAAGATCGCGGAGCTGACCGAGGACAAAGAGGCGAACCACAAGCGCGCGCGCGAGGATCTGGTCGCTGGCGGGATCACGCGCGAGGAGTTCCGCGCCGAGACGGGCCGGCCCGAAGAGATGGACCCGACGCATACGCTCGTCGGAAGCATCTCCCGGCTGGAGTACCCGGTCGCGATGGCGGTGCAGAAGACGGAGACGCAGACTGCGCCACCGGAGCCGCCGGACGACGACAAACCTGACGACGAACCGTCATCCCCGGCGGAGCGGGCGGGCCCGGTCCCGCACGCACGCGTGATCCGCCGCGGGGTGGCGCTCTCCCAAGCGCAGCGCGACACGCTGTGGTCGCTGTTCGACGTCCGCGCCACCAAGCTCGAAACGAGCTACGAGCGCACGGCGCTGATGCTGTTCGCCAACGAGAAGGCGGGCGTCGCCGCGATCTTCGACGCGGTCATGACCCCCGGACGCGCACGGGCGCTGATCGGCGCGGGCTACGGCGGGAACGGGAACGGTACCACCCGCGAATCGCCTGACGACCCGTTCGTGCTGGAAGCGCTGCGCCGGATCGAGGCGAACTACCGGCCCGACGGCGCCTATCACGAGGCGTGGCTGGAGCGGTACCTGGCGCTGATCGGGGAAACAGTCGCGATCGCAGGCGGCGAGATCGCGGCCATGCTGGGCGTCGACTTCACGCTCACCAACCCGCGCGTGCGGGCCGTGATCAGACGCCGCGCCGCAAACTTGGTCAAGAACGTCACCGAGACCACGCGTCAGGCGATCCGGGCAGCGGTCGAGTCAGGCCGCGCTGCGGGCATGGGCATCCGCGACATCGCGTCCCTGATCGACGAGACCACGTTCGGCGAGATCACGGGCTCACGTGCCACCACGATCGCACGTACCGAGAGCGTTGGAAGTCTCAACGCAGGCGAATTCGAGGCAGCGGTGCAGTCCAGGGTGCTCCGGTCGAAAGAGTGGCTGACGCAGGGCGACGGGCGTGTTCGGGACACGCACGCCGCGATCAACGGCCAGCGGGTCGATATCGGTTCCGCGTTCGGGAACGGGCTGCAACACCCGCACGCGGAAGGCGCGCCAGCCGCCGAAGTAATTCAGTGCAGGTGTGCGTGCCTTTTTTACGACGAGGAGGCACCAGCATGAGAGGCCAATGGGTAGCGTGGTGCCAGTTCTTGCGAGACACCGCTGCAATGTTCCGGAAGCGCGCCTACGCGGTGCACGACCGCCCTCGGCCGGAGACCTTCGAGTTCTGGCGCGCATTGGCTCTGCACTTCGCGTGCGCGGCCGAACATGCCGAGCGGGTGCGTGAGGCGCTGGAGTTCTACGCCAACGCCGAGAACTGGCGTACGCCATCGACAGGCTTTGCAGCGCAGTATGACCCTATTCGCCCGGCGGCGATCGACGATGGCGGAGAGCGCGCACGCGCCGCCCTCGCCGATACCGTACACGAGGAGGCGCCAGCGTGAAGACGATGCGCGATCGCGGACAGGTCCGCCATGTAACCAAGCTGGAGCTGCGCGCCACGGACCTGCCGAAAGGTGTCTGCGGCATCGTCCAAGGCGTCGCCCTGGTCTACGGCGTCACCGATCATTACGACACCATGTTCAAGCCCGGCTGCTTGGACCGCACGAAGCGAGAGAAGCTGGCTGCGGGCAAGGTCGCGCTGTTCCGTGACCATGAGTACGGCGTCTCGACGCACATCGGCATCGTGCGCGCGCTGGAGACGATCGGCGACGCCGAGGTCATGACCGCGCAGTTGTTCGACACCGAGGACGGTCGCGAGGCGAAAGAGTACATCGCCGCCGTGCTCGACGCGTCGGCGCAGACCGGGCTCTCGATCGGGTTCTGGTCGCGCGAGACGGAATGGGTGGACCGAGCCGACGGCGACCGCGTCTACCAGTTCAACGAGATCGAGCTCGAGGAAATCAGTCTGACCCCGCGTCCTGCGGTTCCGGGCGCGCAAGTCACCGGCGTACGCTCGGACGCGAGCGACGACGGGTACACCAGCCTCTTTCGTGGTGCACTGACCACGTTAGGGGTGGAGAAGTTCCGCGCTGTGGTCCGGGACGTCGATCCCGACAGCGCACCGCCAGCAACGCCACCGCCGACACAGGATAGCGACGCCTCGCCTGAGGATAGCGACGCCCACTCGCGCACGGATAGCGGCGCACCAGCAACCGCGACGATGGATGAGCGACTGCTCGCCTACCGTCGATCCTATCTGTGAGGCACACGATGCCCCCGACAGTCACGAAGAATCGTCAGGCCAACGAGTTCCGCGCCAAGGCGCAGGCGTTGCGTGACGAACTGGCGGACGAGACCAAATCGTTCACCAGGGAAGAAGTCGACGCCAAGCTCGACGAGATCAAGGCGTTCGAGTCGCGCGCGGCCATTGCCGCCGAGTTCACCGCCGATGCCGAGATCGTGCGGCAGGGCGGCGAGGAGTTGGTCCGGAAGCCCGGCCCCAACGGTAACGGCGACGGCGCGGCCGACGAGTCGACGTACGACGAGATCGTGCAGGACATCCGGAAGGCGTTTGGTGGACCGAACGGGTACCTGCTCGCGATGGCGCGCCGCCGGGACACGCCGATGAGTGCGCGGCAGTTGGAGGCGCATGCCCGTGCGCAGGCGTTCCACAAGCGCGTCATCATCGGCGACGAGAGCGACGCGTCAGGTGGCGAGTGGTTGCTCCCACTGCAGCAGGAGGAGTCCATTTTCGTCGCGGACCTGACGCAGCCCGGCCTGTTGGAGCGCGCGCGGCGGTTCGCCGTCAGCGGTCGCACGCTCCGCATTCCGATGCTGGACCAGTCCAACGACGCGAACACGCGGCCGATGGCGAGCATCGCCGCAATCACGATCGTCGGCGAAGGCGCGGAGAAGCCCATTCGTGAGCCAAAGTTCCTGCAGCGGTTACTCACGGTCTACAAGTGGGCGGCGTACTCCGAGATCGGCGACGAAGTGCTCGCCGACGACATGACGGGCTCGTTGGCGCCGACGCTGCAACGCGCGGTCGGCGGGCAGGTCATGAACGAGATCAACGGGTTCGTGACGTTCGACGGCGACGGCACGGGCGAGCCGTTGGCGGCACTGCACGCGAACAACCCCGCGCTCTACACGGTGGCGCGCGAGACCACGAGCACGGTGACGGTGAACGACATCTTCGAGATGGACGCGCGGCACGTCGAAGGGCCGGGCTCGTTCTGGATCGCGCACCCGTCGGTCAAGCCGAAGCTGTTCGGGATGCAGTTGGCCGCGTCCTCGATGGTGACGTGGATTTCCAACCTGCGCGACCGGCCCGTGCCGATGCTGCTCGGCAAGCCGATCGTGTTCACGCACCTGGGGCCGCCGCTCTCCGGCGTCGGCGACCTGGCGCTCATCAACCCCGAGTTCTACGCGGTCGCCATGCGTCAGGCGCTCACCGTGGAGTCCTCGATCCACTACAAGTTCCGGAACGACATCACCGCGTATCGCTTCTTCGCGCGCGCGGGCGGCATCCCGATCCCGCTGGGCTTCTACAGCTACAAGGCGACGGTCGGGAACAAGGATTACCCGGTCTCGCCGTTCGTGGCGCTGAGCGACGCGATCGACAGCTAAGTCAGGCATGACAGGGGCCGGGACGTGACGTGGCGTCCCGGCCACCACACCCTTTCACCTGCTGCACGCATGTTTCTGGAAGCACTCGTTCCGCACCGCGCTGAAAGCAAGTCGCGCCGCACCGGGGACCGCTACATGGTCTCCCCGGACACGGCGAAGCACTTGCTCAAGTGCAAGCTCGCGAAACGCGTGGACGATGAGCCGGACTGGCATGAGTTCACGGGGCGCGAGCTCCGGGACGAGCCGATCACGGACCCCGCGTGGCCGCGCGTAGTGGCGTGCGTGAACATCTGGAACGACCACGCGGCACTCGCGCAGACGATGCCGACGTGGCTGCCGCATGTCGATCACGTGATTGTGGTCGACGGGCCGTACGTGGCTGCTGGCGCGCGTGAGCCGGTGTCGACGGACGGGTTGCCGGAATTGCTCGCCGATCTCCCCAGCGTGGAGCTGGTGACGCGCGGGACGGCATGGCCGGGCCAGTTGGACAAGCGGAACGCGTATCTCGAGCGCGCCACGCCCGGCGACCTGCTGTTCATCGTCGACGCCGACGAGTTCGTGACGGGCGCCGAGAATCTCAAGAGCACGCCCTACGGCGATGTCGCGTGGGTGCGCATGGAGTCCCCGCTCTACCAGCGGAGCTACGGCCAGCCGCGGCTCGTGCGTGCGCAGCCAGGGCTTCGCTACGATGGCCGACATCACTGGCTGTACGTCGGTGATCGGTTGCTCGCGACGCACCAGTACGGCGGCGCGGGCTTCGAGCACCGGCTGGCGCGCGTCTCGATGTTCAACGCGCGCGGGTTAGGCCACACGCCGCAGCGTGCCGCCGCCAAACGGCAGCATCTGCAGGTGCAGGTCGCGCAGGAACGGCAGACGGTGAGCGTAGGCGGGGCCAAGAGCGACGCCGCGATCGGGTCCAGGGAATCGCTCCGCATCCTGCAGGTCGGGGTCTACGACGCGGGGATGGTGGGCTTCCGGCTGCATACGGCGCTCAACACGACGACACCGCACGCGTCGCTGTTCGCGGCGCCTGACCCGGGCGCACCAAAGAACCCGTACCACGGGCCGGTGCAGTTCTCGGTGGAGCGGGACGAGCCGACGATAAAATGGGCGCTGGAGCGCGCGGATGTGATCCACTGCAACCTCGGCTACTCGGTGCCCGGCAAGTTAGGCGTAGCGCTGGCCGGGCGCCGCGTGGTGATCCACCACCACGGCACGATGTACCGCCGCGACGCGCAGTCGGGTAACGCGTGGGATGTCGCGAACGGTGCGGGGTTGAAGCTGGTGAGCAACTTGGAGCTGCTTCGGTACGGCACGGACCTTCACTGGCTACCCAATCCGGTCCCGGTTGCCCGTTACCAGCGCCTCCGAGCTGCCCGCCGAGGCGAGACGTTCCCGGCGACGTTCCGCATCGCGCACAGTCCGTCGAAGCGCCAGCGGAAAGGAACGGAGGCGTTTCTTTCAGCCGTGGAACGGGTGCGCGCGAAAGGCATCCCCGTCGAGGCGGTGCTCATCGAAGGCGTGCGGCACGGCGAGGGGCTCGCGCTCAAAGCGACGTGCGACGCGTGCTTCGACTCGTTCGAGTTAGGCATCCAGTGCTCGGGTCTGGAAGCGGCAGCGATGGGGATGCCGGTGATTGCGGGCGATCCGTTTGTCATGCGGCAGTACGAGGAATTGCTCGGCGATGTGCCCTACACGTACGCGAACGACGAGGACGCACTCGCCGAAGCCATCGAAATATTGGCCACACGGCCCGTGATGTACGAGCGGGCAGCGGAGCACGTGCTCGACTACGTCACCACGTACCACGACGAGGCCGCCGTCGCGCTGCGCTATCTCGACCTGCTCGACCATGCCTTCGGCTGGCGCCAGGCGATGCGGACCGACGCACCGAAGCCGGAGACGCACACGCCGCCCAAGCCGGAGACACCGAAGCGGCGGAAGCCGAAACGCCAGCAGCCGCAACCCGTGGAACGCCAGCCAACCCCCGAACCGGAGCAGCGGACCGCATGACGACGCATCGCGAAGTCGATCTGCGCGAGGTCTACGACCGTTTCTTCGCGCTCGGTGCCCCGCCGACGCAGGACGCGGACAAGGCATGGCGCTACCGTCGCAAGGTCACGTCGCTGGGCTGGCCCGCCGTACAGCTTATCGGGGAGATTGTGCGCGCGACTCGCCCGCAACGCGTGCTCGATCTCGGTTCCGGCTTGACGAGCATCGTGTTGCGCGAACTCGCGCGCGAGATCCCAGGTATGCACGTGGTCACCACGGACACCTCGCACGGCTGGCTGCTCAGGACGATTCTGGAACTGCGCCGCGATGGGCTCTCCGATGCCGACTGCTTCATGCACGGCACGTTCGAAGCATCGGAACTGGCGAAGGAGCGGTACGACTTCATCACCGTTGACATCGACAACACGCCCTTCCGCCGCGCACTCGCGGACAAACTTGTCGGGTGGCTTGCCGAGGCTGACGGGCTGATGCTGCTGGACGATTGGCAGATCGCTCCCTACGCCCCGACGATGACGACGAGGCTACTTGATGCGGGCCTGGCAGTACAACCCCGGCCAGAGACCCGTGATGAGTTTGGCCGCTTTGTGGCGCTGGCTGCTCGGCATATGCCACATCCGTGGGAGTGGCCTGACGATGAGTGATCTCGTCACACTCGATACCGTCAAAGCCTATCTCCGCATCGAGAACACGGTGCAGGACGAGCTGCTCGACGTGCTCATCGAGTCCGCGGAAGCCGAGATCGTCGCCTATCTCCGGCGCCCGATCTGGAACCGTGCCATCACCGTCACCGACCACGGCGACACCGTGCGCGCCTATGGCGTGCGCACCACGTTGCAGATCCCCGTCACGCCAGTCGCGTCAGGCTCGGTTGTGATCGCCGATGCCGAAGCCGCCACGGTCGACGATACGACCTACACCGTCGATCTTGAGACCGGGATCGTGCGCGCGAGCGAGGGCTACACCTTCCCGTCCCCGCCGTACGCGCTCACGGCCGATGTCGGGCTGGAGCATCGCGACGACTTCGAGCTGGCGTGTCTGCCCGTGCTGCGCGGCGCCATGCTCGACATCCTCGCCGACGCGCACCAGCGGCGGAACCCCACGGCGCAGGCCGAAGGCTCGGGCGGCGGCGTGTACACGCAGTGGCAGGCGATCGGGATTCCCGAGCGCACCGCGCGCAAGCTGGACGCGTTCCGGCGCGTGGGGGTGGTCTGACATGCCGATCAGCCACCGGAACCGCCGCATGGGCCTGTACTCGTACTCTGACACCGGCTCGTCAGGCCGCCGCGTGCAGACGTTCGTGAAGCAGGCGTCTACGGTCTCCGATGGCGATTGGTGGGGCTCATTGGTGGTACCGTCCGGGCGCGAAGTCGAAGTCGCCGCGAACAAGGGCTACCAAGTGGACGCGGTGATCGGGCTGGCTGCGGGCTCGCCTGTGACCGAGACCGGCGTCGTGCAGGACCGCCGCACCGGGCACTTGTTCAAGGTGACCGCGGTCATGGCGCGCGACATGGGCCGGGACGAGTTGCAGGTGCACGGGCAGCGGGTGGACGAGGCGGACTACCAACTGGACGACTTCGTCGCGGGCTGGCGGGACAATAGCAACATCGTGCTGCTCTCCGAGGCGCGCGGCCAGGACACGACGCAGCAGATCGTGCGGTCCACGATCGGTCCGGACGGGTGGTTAGGCGACACGCCGCTCGACGCGGTGAACGACCCGACGTATGCGAGCGATCCGGACCGCTGGGTATTCGGGGAGACGCCGGACATTGGGCTGAGCTTCGGCGATGCGTTGCTGAGCGTGTTGAACGATCCCAGCGGGTTCACGGTGGCGGCTGCGGTCGAGATGCCGGACTTCATTACCGGGTTTCCGGCGTCGATGTCGCTGGTGAGCAAAGCGGCATTTCCCACAGAGAACGGCCTCAACTTCTATGTGGCCGCTGGCCGGTTTTCTCCGGGCAATACCGATCAGACCAACGTCGTCCTCCAGATTAAGCATAACGGCACGACCGGATTCACGGACTACGACCGCATCAACGGCAACACGTCGGCGCCGATCGCGGACCCGCAGGTTGGACAGTTGGAGGGCGGCCACGTCTTCGGCGCGCATTACGACTGGTCCGCGACGCGGGGCGCGCGTGGGAGCGCCTGGATCGACGGCGTCGCGATCCCTGGCGTGGATACCGTGGTCGGTACGGACGGCCCGTTGGTGACGACCGGCCCTGTGCGCCTGGCTGGTGATACCGACTCGTCCCGCAATTTCAAGGCGGGGCACCTGATCGTCATCGCGCGCGGCGTCATGCCCGCGTCGTGGCACGCCGATCTCTACGCCGAAGCCGTCGCGCGGGGGTGGGCATGAGTACCTACCGCTCGCGCTCGACGGAGGTCCGGCGCCGGTTCTTGGACGCTACCGATGGCGGGCTCATCGCGCAGGCTACCGTTTACCAGAACGCGGTCAAGCGTGAGTTGGCTGGCGGGTTCACGTCAGGCGATTTTGTCACCGGCAACCTGCTCAACTCCGTGACCCGGACCGATCCGCGATGGGAAGGGCTGGCCCGCGCGATCCGTGTCGGCACCAACGTCATGTACGCCGTGTTCTGGGAGTTAGGCCACTACAACATCTTCTCGCGTCGCTACGAGCGGGTGGAGATCTGGTTTCCGAAGATGAGCGAGACGGCCGCCGCGCAGCGCGCCGCGTTCGCGCGCGTGTTCGCCCGCATCTTCGGCGATGGCGCCGCCTTCGACTTCGAGGCCGCGGACTAATGGCGACGACGACCGTCTCCACCGCCGCCATCGAGGACGCGATCCGCGCGCGCGTGCTCGCGTTCGCGGACCCGTTGGGCGCCGTTGTCGGCGACTACATCGGCACGCGGCTCTACATCGACGCGCCGCCCGCGACGGTGACGTTCCCGCACGCGGTCATGCGCTACCTGCCGACGTTCCAGGACCCTGACATGTCGGAAGAGCGCATCCAGGCGGAACTGGAGATCCAGGTCTACGGCCGCACGGACGCGCAGCGGCTCAGAGTCAAGGCCGTCGGCGATCTGATCGAGCAGGCGTTCCTGCGCTGGCGGCATAACGACAGTGGCGACGGACTGATCTTTACCCGGACGCGGCTGCGGCAGCCCTTGCCGCCAGCGTCAGCGCCGGCCGATAGCGAGGTGAGCGGAGAGCGGCATCTCATCTCGTTGGTGGTATGGCCGCACTTCCTCCTGCAGCACAGCGCGACGTAACCCCTCGGATTAGGAGAAACGGACCATGCCTAGCGGCGCACAGGATCTGGCCAACGACGTCCTCTACGACACTGCGGTGCTCTACGTGGACATCGGCGGCACGTCCACCCCGATCGGAGCCTCACGCGGTGGGCTGACGTTCAGCCCCGGCCGCGAGTTCCGGACGATCGAATACGACGGCCTGACGAGTCCAGGGATCGGCACCACGCGCATGGTGGGAACGAGCCCGCAGATCACCGGCACGTTCATCGAGCTGAGCGAGAACATGGTAGGCGTGCTGGAGCCCGGCGTCACCGACACGTTTCAGGCCGCGACCAAGCGGTTCACCCCGAAGAGCGCACGCCTGATCTTCGCCGACGCGGACCATGTCGCCTATGCGCGGCTGGTCTACCAGCGCGCGAACGGCGGCACGTATGCCTACGTGCTCCCGCGGGCGATCTGCACCACGTACGAGCACACGGGACAGGACAAGAACGAGTCCGGCGTCGCGATCACGCTCATGGGCGTCCGCACCTCGGTGCAGGGTGACGATCTGATCCCGTACTACATCGAGATGACCGGCTCCGACGTCACCAGCTGATGAGCACCGGGAACGGGAAGCGGACCGCCGTCCGGCTCGTTGAGATCAGCGGGCCGGCGGGTACGGTGGAACTGCCGAATGGGCGTGAGGCCGATGTGCGGGCCGCGCCCGCGTTCGTCGTGCAGTTCTGGCGGGAAGTCCAACGGCTGATCGCGGGCAGCGTGCAGGAGGAGGAGCACCATTACGATGATCTCTGCACGGCGACGCGGGCGCTGTTGCCTGACGCGACCGAGGAAGAATACGCCTCGCTCACCATCCCGATGATGGAGTCGGTCGTGGCGATCAGTATGGGGCACGTCGAAGCTGTCGAAACCGTCCTGGAACAAGGACGGAACTCGCCAAAAGCGGCGACGCGAGTTCCCAAACCATCATCCTCACGCCGCACGACGAGATCGAGTACACGCTCCAACGGGTAGCCGAGGTCCACCATCAGAGCATCGAATCCCTGGCCCACGGCTCGTTCGCGTGGGTGCTCTACGCCTACATGGCGATCTGTGATGCGGAACGGTTGGACGCACCGCTCAAGGAACTGGCCACCGTTCGTGAGGCACAGAACACGGCGCGGGCGTTCAACGATCCGAAACAACTCTGGGTCGATGAGCAGCGGGTCCGGTCGGCGATCTTCGGCGGCGTGTCCACCGACCGCGTGCAGCAGATCATCGACGAGGTCAACAAGTACCAGGCCAAACGGGTGATTCGTGGCGACTGAGTTAGGCGCACTCGATGTCGTATTCCGCGCGCTGGGCGCCGACCAGGTGTTCGGCGCGTTTCGGGCGATCGATGCCGCCGGTGCCAAAGCGGCCGCGACCGCCAAGGCCGCCGCTGGCGCGCCCGTCTCGTCGCTCCGACTGCTGAGCCAGCGGTACAAAGAGCTGAGCCGCGCGGTCACAGAGATGAGCGCGGTACAGGGTGGGGTGTCGCCGCAGCTCCAGAACCTGATCGGCCAGCAGGTCGAGTACGCTCGGTCGGTGGGCGCGTCCTCGAGCGTCGTCGGGAAATGGACAGCGCTGCACGCGCGCTCGCTCGGGATCACGCAGCAGACGACCCAAGCGACCGCCCAGGCTGCGGGCGCGATGGGTGCGCTCGGGACGGCAGGCACGGCGGCAGCGGCGGCGCTGGGTGGCGTCGGGGCTGCGGGTGCAACAGCAGCCAAAGGCGCGACGGCAGCGGCTGGTGCAATGGGCGGCGCAGCTCGGGCCAGTACGACCGCCGCGACGGGGATCGGGAGCGCCGCGCGCGCGATCCGGTCAGCCGCGATCACCGCATCCACGGGAATCGATGCGATCAGTCGGCGCATCGCGCTGCTGTCGACGCAACTCGGCATGGCGGGTACCCGTTCGGTAGCGATCATTCGGTTGACGGCGGCGGAAGCGCAACTCACGCGCACGTTGCAATTCGGCAACACGACGTTCGCGCAGCGCATCCGGCTCGAGCGGGAGCTCTCGCGTACCCGCGCGGCGCTGGCCGGTCGTCAGGTGGCGGCCACGGGCAGCGGGCTGGGGATCGTCGGTGGGCTCGGGGCGTTGCTCAGCATCACAGCGTTGGTCCGGGGCTACAGCGCCATCACCGACGCCACCGACGAGTTGCGGAATAGCCAGGAACGGCTGCGTGCTACGGCCAAGATCACCGGCACGGCGCTGGAGGGGTTGGTCGCGACCGCGGGCGTGGGGCAGAAGGAGTTCAACCTGTCGGCGTCGCAGGCGAACAACCTCTCGATCGAGATGGCGAAGCTGGCCGCAAAGGCGGGCGACATCAGCCAAGCCACGCCAGCGCTCCGCGCGTTCCTCGATCTCGGCGCCGCACGCGGGTTGGACGCGGAAAAGACGCTGCTCGCCGTCCGGCAGGCCATCCTCGGCATCGACGAGGGCACCGACAAGCTGTTCAACGCCAACCCCAGCGTGCTCTACAAGCGCTACGCGGACGCGATCGGGGTCTCGGTCGGCAAGCTCACCGACCAGCAGAAAGCGCAGGCGATCCTGAACGCCGCGATCGAGGATGGCGGCAAGGTCCAGGGTCAGTTCCAGAAGTGGCTCCAGACCACGGCGGGGCTCTCGGCGCAGCAGGCGACGGAAGTCACGAAGTCGGCGGAAGCGTTCGGGAAGGCGATCGACCCGGTGCGGCGGTTTTTCCTCGAGCTGCTGACGGGCACGACGGCGTTCATCGGGAAGCACGCGACGTTCGTGACGGCGTTGCTCGCGGTCGCGGGCGGGGTGACGGCGATCGTGTTCGCCGCGCGCGGGCTGATGGCGATCCGGTGGGCTGCGCTCTGGGCGTCGATGCTGGTCAACCCTGTCCTGACCGCGGGCCTGATCGCGCTCGGCGGGATCGTGTTCCTGCTGACGAAACGCTGGCTCGATGCGCGGATGGAGATGGCGAAGTTCCGCGACGAGGCGGGGCTGCTCTCCGACGAGATGCGCAAGTTCCAGATGATCGACCTGGCTGCGCAACTCGCGCTCGCCGATGCCGAAATGGCTGCGGTGAAAGCGCGGCTCGCGTCACGCGGGCCGGGCACGTCGGAGACGGCGCATCTCGAGGACCGTGGTGACCCCGCCGCGGACATGGCACGCCAGCGTGCGCTCACCGCCGAGATTAAGCTGCTTCGCCAGAAGATCGAAATCCTGCGTGCAGTCCCAGCGTCAGCGGGCGGTACGGGCGAGGACGACCCGAAGGGCAAGCAGACACGCGACGACCGGATCAAAGCGCTGGGCGATGAAGTGTCGGCGTTGACGAGCTTGGCTGCGCTGAGCGCGCTCAACCGCGACGACATCGCGCGCGCGCTGGAGCTCGAGCGCACCCTGACCGGCGAGTTGGCGGACGGCAACAACACGCGCGCGCAGCGGGTGGAGCTGGAGAAGCAGATCGCCGCACTGCGCGAGTCCGGGCTCGCATTGGCGCCGGGTACGCTTGTAAACATCCGTGCCGAGCGTGCTGGGGTCGATGAGGAGTTCTTGCTTGGCGTGCTCCCTGAGCAGTCGATCGACGAGTTCATGGAGCGCACGGCGTCGGCGTTCGAGCGCGGCGCGGCGGAGTTGGAGCAGACGATCGCAGGATCGCTCACCGATGCCATCACGACGGGCATCAGCCAAGGCTTCGCCGCGTTCTCGCAAGGCAACATCGGCGACGGGTTCAAAGCGATCACCGGCGGATTCCTGTCTGCCGTCGGCGGCATGTTCATCACGATCGGCAAGAACATGCTACTGGGACTCGCGTTCATGGAAAAAATCAAAGCCTCGATTATCGCGTTCCTGCCAGGCGCCGGGATCATCGCTGCGTTAGGGCTCATTGCGTTTGGTGGCGTGCTGCAAGGGGTCGGCGGGAGTATCGCGGGCGGGGGCTCTCGAGGCTCTGGCTTCGCCGTGACGGATGGCAGGGGAGTCCCCGCAGGCTCGGCGGGCTTCACCCGCGACGAACGCGAGCGCGGCATCTCGCGCACCATCCCAAATGGGATACAGGGCAATGCGCCGACGCCGCAGCCGCATCAAACATTCAACTTCACGGTGATCGGGGAGAACGATCCGCGCGCACAGCGGGCGATCATGAACATCGTGGACAACGCGGGCGCGCGTGGCATCGGGAGGCGTCGATAATGGCCACCTCGATCGACTTCACCGACTCCATCGGCTCGGCCACGCTCTCCAATAGCAAAGCCGACGGGCCTGACCGGTTCGGTAGCTGGACGCCGTGGCAGATGCCGGTCGGTCCCAAAGCCAACTCGCTCGCCACCGGCCAGCTCTACCGCTGGACGCATCGCACCGACTACGGCGCGCGGTTCGAGCTGCGGCACATCCCCAATTCCTCGCTCGACGTCGCCATGCGGCTGATCGCCCACCTCGAGAACGGGGGCACGTGCACCGTCAACACCGGCGACGCGAGCGCGCGGACGTACACGACGTGCGGGCTGGCACCTGACGCGGATCTCGGCGGCGCGCTCAGCATGAGCGACCCGAAGACGATCGAGTACACGCTGTCGCTGAGCCTCATCAATCTCGGCGCGGCGCAAATGCTCTGCGTCTACCCGTAGCCGATGCCGGTCCGGAACACTCAGTCCGGCGCTGAGGCCGCGGTCCAAGGCGGCGCGACCGTCCGTGAGACCCAGTCCGGCATCGAGGCCGCGCTCCAAGGCGGCAGCGCGATGCGTGTTACCCAGTCCGGCATCGAGGTCCTGACCGAGGCGCCGCCGCCTGGGGCTGCCGGGACCTGCGCCGTCGCGTCCGGCACCCTCGGCTACCGGCTCCGCGTCCGCAACGCCGCCGACGACGCCGACGAGCTGGTCATTACGTCGCTGGCCGGCGGGCCGAACCCCTACATCCTGAAAGCGCCTGACGGCGATGGGCAAGCGTTCGATCCGCTGACCGGGCACTCCGACATCGGCGCCTATACCTGCCAGGTGATCGACGCCATCACCACGGGCACCGATCGTGTCGTCACGGAAGTCCTGGCCGATGCCAGCGGCCGGTATCAATTGCTGTCGCGCCGCGCGTTCATCGAGGAATCTGACGACGACGGCGGGAGCTGGACCGTACTCGTTGCCGGCTACGTCAACCGCTGTGCGCTCGGCAACGCGCTCACGTACGAGTTCACGATCGGCGAAGCGCGGCGGGCCGAGAAAGAGCGGAAACTGTTCGTGCAGGTGGAATCCCCGTTCGACCGCGTGAGCAACATCATCGGCACGCCGATCCGGGGCGGGTTCGGTCCGATGCCGGACTTCGGCGGGTGGAAATTTTCGGTGACGGACGTGCAGGCGACGTTCGTCGAGCTCGAGTTCCTCGAGGGCTGGACCTACGACCCGCAACAGTCGCGGCCGGTTGGCACGGGTACCGGACTGTTCGGCCATACGTTCGGCCAGCTCGCTGACCCGATCCGGCTCTACGTGAACGAAAGCGCGAACGCGTACGGCGTGCGGACCGATCCGAGCAACTTCGATGGGCTGGTCGGTAGCTATCCGCGCCTAACGGCGCACGTCGAGCAAGCCGACGGCACGACGCTGGGCTCGTTCACCCCGTTCATGGTCGTTGACCACGCGGTCGGGAGCATCCTCCCGACGGTGGGGATGCTGGACGTGCATCGCCGGATGTATCTCGACTGGACGGTGAGCCAGCCGACGCCGGGCGATGAGGTGTTCGTCTGGATCAACCCGATCGACATCGACGAGCGGAATCCCCTCCACCTGACCGGGCATCCAGTCGATCTGGTCGCGCAAGCGTTTACGCTGGCCGGCATCACGTACGATGCCGCGGCGCACGCGCTCACGAAGTCCGCCATCGGTGACGATGCGTTCGTCTCGCTGCGCCTGACCCGAAGCATGAGCGTCGCCGCGTTCACGGATATGCTCGGCGGGCTGTACGGGTTTACCACGCGGTTCGGCACCGATGGCGAGTATGAGTTTCTGCCGACGCGCGCGGGCCTGACGGCGCCGACGACGACGATTAGCAAGGCGTGTCTGCGCGGCGAGGGCGAGCCGTTCGCGCTCGAGGAATCAACGATCGTCAATGTCGTGACGGTCCGCCATCAGCTCTTCGACGCCTGGATCGACTCGGACGCGGGTGAACGGCCGTTCGACAACGTGAAGGTGATCGCCGAATCGGTGACCACGGACAACGGCGAGACTGCGGTCCACGGTGAGCATCCCGTCGAGTACCAGCTCGAGGGCCGCATCGAGACCCGGAGTCCGGGGCAGCTCATCACGCAGAGCGGCGATCCGATCCAGGGCGCCAAGTTCGACGCCTGGGTCACGACGTTAGGACGCGATATGTTCGCCCGGTACGGGCGCGGGGCCGATGAGGGGATCCTCGAGCTGCTGCGCGGCGAGCATGTGCAGATCGGCGACGTGCTCATGCTGGACCTGGATTACGTGCCCAGCGGGAACGTGCGGGGCGGGCAGAAAATCGTCCAGGTGACGCAAGCGACGGTGTTTCCGGACGGGATCGACGCGAAAATCATCGCGCTCGGCGTGAACCTCCAGCCGGCCACGGTCCCGACGTTTACGATCGTCGCCTCGAGCCTGGACCCGCGCCACGTCGCGGACCTGGCCGTCACCAACGCCGGATCACTCCCCGCCGGTGCGATCGTGCGCGTGGAATGGGCGGTCGGTGCCAGCATTACGAGCGGGACCTTGCTCGCGTTGCTCGACATCGATGCGGGGGAGACGACCGTCTCGACACCGCAATCCGCGGCTGGTACGATCGTCTCGGCGCGGATGCGGGTCGAGCTGGCGAGCCAGGTGCCCGGCGCATGGAGCGGTTGGCAGTCCGTCACGCTCACCGGGCTGGCGGCGCCGACGGGGCTCGCGGCGGTCGCGGTCGATGCGCAAAGCTACGATCTGAGCTGGACCAATACGGAAACCGATGTCACGGTGGAGATCCTGCTACGCCTGGCGAGCGAGCCGGACTTTTCGGCGGCGACGCGGCGGTTGCCGTTCTTTCTCCTCCCGCCCGGCTCGACACAGTTCCGGATCACGGGCCTGACGACTGGCGTCGCCTACGTGGCCGGCGTGCGCTACCGGGAGGGTGCGCCGCTCTTCGGCCTGGGTGCGATCGTCACCGTCAACTTGAATCCGAGCGGCACGGCGCCGACGCTCACCGCGCCGACGTCGCCCGTCGCGTGGGCCGGTCGCGTGGATGCGGCCGGTGTGCGCGTGGTCGATGGCACGTTCGGCATGGATGTCATCGCGTCGGTACTGCCGTCAAAAGTGGAGTTCGACGTCGCCACGGAAACGGCGATCGGATCGGGCACCTATGGCAGCTTCACGCTCGCCGGAACGATCGACAGCGTGAGCGGTTCCGTCACGCGGTTCCAAGCGAACGCCGCGAACGACGGACTGCGCCGTGCGCTACGCGCGCGGCACGTGCGCGCAGGGAGCATCGCCTCGGCGTACACGTCGACCGTGACGGTCGATCCGTGGTCCGTGAGCTCACCGGGCGCGCCGACGGACGCGGAAGTGCTTACGCGTGCGGTGTCGTCCGCGTTCCCGAACGCACGCGTGGTGGTCGATGGCGATGTCGCGGCGGACTTCGCGACGCCGGGGCAAGTCACGTTCTACGTCTCGGACGCGGGCCGTACGATCGTTGCGCTGGCGCAGTTCGGGGACGGCGTGGCGCAACCAAACATCAATGCGCGCGCGGGCTGCATGCTCCCGTTCGATCTCGACGTGTTAGGCTGGACGATCTGGGCGGACGCGTCGGGCGCGGCTGAGGTCGATGTCAGGCGTGCGACGGTAGCGACGATCGGCTCGACGGGCTTCGTCTCGATCGCCGGGACGGAACTGCCGACGCTCGCTGCGCAGATCGTGGCGCAGGATCTGGCGCTCACGACGTGGACCGCGGACGGCGCGTCCGGGTTGGAGCTTGACGCCGACGACCTGCTCGACTTCCAGTTACAATCGCTGACGACGTGCAAACTCGTTATGGTGGCGCTCAAATGCCGCCGGAGGATAGCCTAATGGCGGTGCTGTTCATGGACTCGGCGGACCACTACACCGATCCCGCGCACAAGTGGAGCTCCAACAATTCCTTTACGGTCTCCGCGGGGAACGGCCGGAACTCGACGGCGTGTCTGCGTACGCCGACAAACGGGGCCACACTCCAGAAGAACCTGACCGCGGCGATCGCGACCGGGGTCATCGGGTTCGCGTTCAAGCGCACCGATCTGACGCTCGATTCCGCCATCCTCCAGATCCGGGAAGGGTCGGCGGTCCACGTTTCCATTAATAGCCTGACGAATGGCGCGCTCGCTGTGGTGGGGCCGGGCGGCACGCTCGGCACGAGCGCACCGGCACTGATCGTGGGTAACGTGTACGCCTACATCGAGGTGCGGGCCACGATCCACGACTCCACCGGCGCGGTCACCGTCCGCATCAACGGCGTCGCCGTGCTGACCCTCACGAACGTCGACACCCAAAACGCTGGCACCGCCACGTTCGACAACATCCGGTTCACCAAGTTCGTGACCGGCGGTGGCAATTTCGACTGGGATGACATCTACATCTGCGATACCGCGGGTGGCGTGAACGATGATTTCCTAGGCGACGTGCGGGTGCAGTACCGGGCGCCCACCGGGGCCGGGAACTCGACCGACTGGACCCCGCTGGCGGGCTCCAACTTTCAGAACGTCGACGACGCCGCACCCGACGAAGACACCACCTACAACTCCGCCACCCTGGCCGGCGCCATCGACCTGTATGAGACCGCCGATCTCACGGGCTCGCCGACCACGGTGTTCGCGGTGCAGGCGATCAATCGCGTGCGCGAAGACGATGCGGGATCGCACACGGTGGCGGCCAAGCTGCGGGCGGGCACGACCACGGATACCGGCGCGACGGTCTCCGTCAACGCCAGCTACGACACGAAGACCGAAGTCTGGGACGAGAACCCCGACACCGCGGCCGCGTGGGCACCCGCGGACTTCCCGATCGAGGTCGGGGTCGAGCTGATTAGCTGATGCCGGTCCGGGTCACGCAGTCTGGGATCGAGGTCGCGCAGGAGGGCGATTCCACGGTCCGGGTCACGCAATCCGGGGTCGAGGCCGCCGTCGAGGGCGGGAGTGCGGTCCGGGTCACGCAATCGGGGATCGAGATCCTGACCCCGAACGTGAACCAATCGGTGACGCGGGCCTGGCTTCTGGGTTGAGTCTGGCGCACGCTAGGCGCTAACCGTATCTTGTAGAGCATGGAACTGCACTCGTGGCCCGCACCGTGGCGCCCGTTGTTTTCGGTCACACCCGGCAGGGTGATCACGCTCGATTGGCTGGAGCGGCACCACGGGCCGCTCGTCGGCGAGTCGTACGTGAAGGTGCTAATGGACGGCGAGAGCATTCGCGTGTTCGTGAACCACGTGGAAGTCGACTACGGGGACGATCCGCCGCCAGAAGGCTGAGCGTTAGTCCGTAGCAGCAGGATGTAGGACGACAATCGAGAGTACCGTCTGCCAACGCGGCGGCTTGAATCTCCTCACGGGGAGATTTGGGCCGCCGCTTTTGTTTTTCGCCGGGATCAATCGCTTCAGGACTCGTGACGATGCGACGCCATGCAAGAGCCCGTGGGACCGGACATCCGTGGGGATCTGCTTGCCCTGTGGCTGGGCATCGCGGTCGCCGTGTTCACGGTACTCAAGAACCTCAAATGGATCGGGCGGCAACTCGCCACGTTCGTCACCTGGCTCATGCAGCGCGGGATTCTGGCGCTCATCAGATCCGATTCCAAGGTCGCTCATGACTCGCTCATCGGACTCCTCCCTGAACTGCTTGAAACGCGGCGGCTGCTCGGCCAGCTCGAGGACCGCGTGGTCAAGCTGGAGGACGCCATGAGAGTGCTTGAGCGGGAGATGCGCAGTGAGCGCCACGAGATGCGGCAGGATCTTACCGTGATGGGCGTGCGGCACGACACGGCCATGCGCGAGACGCGTCAGGCGATCGACGAGATGCGCGACGCGGTCCAGCAGGTCGCGCGCTCGGTGCACACCCTGATCGCGCTGGACGCTGGCCCGGAGGAAGTCCGGAAAGCGCTGCGGCAGCAGATGTTCGGAGACTCGCCATGACGACCGAGACGACGACACCGGGAGGGCACCATGTGGCCTAGTGATCTGGTCGTGGTCTCGATGATCGCGGCGGTGGCGCCGGTCCTCGCCGTCGTGATGGCGCGCAGGAACCAAAAGAAGGAGCGGGACGTCGACAAGGCCGATACCGACCAAGCGCTGCGCGAGATTCACGTGCTCGTCAACTCCCGCCTGACGGAGGCGCTGGACGAGATCAAGGAGTTACGCAAGTACATCGACCATCGGCTGCCGGTTGGCGAGACGAGCGAGGGCGCCGTGCCGCGGGAGTCGAGAAAGTGATGCGCCGCTTCCTAACGTGGGTCAACGCCACCGATGCTGCAAAAACGAACGCGCTCTTGGGCGCCACCGGCTTCGCGCTGACGTTGCTGCTCGTCGGGTCCATGAGCCTGATCGCGTTCTCGGTCTACATGTGGTCCGCTCGCGTGGTCGTCGTGCCCGAAGGCTGGCAGGACATTTTGGACTCCATCCTGATCGCGACCGCGGTGTGGGCTGGTGTCTCGCAGGCGGCGCAGATCGGACGGCGCGCTGTGACCAAGCCTGCCGTTGTCGAGGCCGAGGCGAACGCTGAGGCGAAGAAGGAAATCGCGAAGGCTGAGGCGACGGCCGTGCTTCGGAAGTCGGGCGCGGTCCCCGTGGTGCCTGATGCCGCGCCGTTGCGGGGTGATGTGCCGTGAGCCTGAGTGAGTACATCACCGCGCTCGCCTGCGACTGGATGGCGAATCCCGTGTCGTTGCAGTCGCGCGTCACGCGGCTGGACAATGCTGAGGACCACGGTGGCAAGCGCCTGACGACAGAGCTGATCGTCTGGCACGCGACAGCTGGCGATCGTGCGGACTCTGCGATGGAGTGGATGAACTCCCCGCACGCCACGGCGTCCTATCACTACCTGATCGACAAGGACGGCACGGTCTACCGATTCCTACATCCCGACCTCGTCGCCTATCACGCGGGCGTGTCGCAGTGGCCGAACAACGGCACGTCGATCGGGATGCGCGGCTCGCTCAATAGCCGCACGCTCGGGGTGTCATTCGCGAACGACGACGGCACGGACGACAACCCCGACGATGACCCGCTGACGAAAGCGCAAGTCGAGTCAGGGCTATGGTTAGGCCGGACGTTGATGTCGCTCTACGCTGTGCCTCCGGGCGGCAACGTTGGGCACTGCGAGGTCTCACCGGGGCGGAAGACGGACCCGCTGCCGCGCATCCTCGATATGGCGCACTGGCGGCGATTGCTCTCAACGGTGGAGGCGTAACATGGGACTGCTTGAACTGCTCATCGTGATCCTGCTGATCGCGTGGCTGCTTGGCGCGTTCGCGTTCCCCGTGGGGAGCCTCGTCCACGTCCTGCTGTTCGTCGTCCTGCTGCTGATTCTTCTGCGGTTCGTCCGCGGGCGCAGGGTTCTCTAAGCGGGGAGGTCTAGATGAGCGGCAAGGGCTGGATAATGGTGCTGCTGGCGGTCGTGGTGATCACGACGGCGCTCATCCTAACGGGACACGTCGAGCGGTGGAGCGACAGCGATCTCCGCGACCTGTGGTTCCCCGCGTTCGGGCTGCTGATCGTCGGCGCGATCGTCTGGTATTTCCGTCGGACCCCCCGTGGTGGAGGCAAGTAGATGCGCTACGTCATCTTTGCGGTGCTGATGCTCGCTGTGCTGGCCGCTAACTGGTTCCTGCGTTTCGACGTGGACTCGCGGCCCGAGGGCACGCCACAGCGCGAGTGGAAGGCCCAAGCCGCCTATCCCAAGTCCTATCTCCACGCCTTGCAAGCGTTCGCGCTGATGCTGGTCGCGATGTTCGCCGTCGGTATCCCGACGATCATCGCAGCCGTTGCCGTGTTCGTTGTGCTGCTCGGCTGGGAGTTTACCCAGCGGTATCTGGATTGGATGGACGTGGCCGCGAACGGAGCCGGGATACTGCTCGCTGTGGCGCTGGTCTACCTCGCACCCGTGGTGAACGTATGAGCATCGACCCAGAGCGGTTAGGCATTCTCGCCGGTGTCGTCGGCGACATCGCAGACGCGTCGCTCAAGAATGCGGACGTGCTCGCCGCGATCCAGTCGGAGCTGCGCGAGATGGCGAAGGACGTGCCGACGCCAGACCCGGAGCCTGATCCTGAACCCGATCCGGAGCCGCCGCCAGGCGGTGTGCTTGTCGCGCAGTTCACGGCGACCGCCAACGGCCGCACCGTCACCGTCGATCGCCGCTCCTCCACGCGCCCGCCCGAAGATGGGCTGGTCACCGAGTGGGACTACGGCGCAGGCTGGCAGCGGGGCAACGCGATCGAGGAGCACACGTTCGCGAAGGACGGCGACTACCGTATCGGGCTCCGGATCACGCACACGGCGCATCCCGGCGTGTCGTCGACGGTCACCAAGACGATCACCGTCAAGGCGGGCACACTGCCGCCGCCTGACGACGAGCCAGTACCCGAGCCTGACGTGCCGCCTCCACCGCCGCCTCCACCGCCGCCTCCACCGCCACCGCCGCCACCTCCGGGCGGGAAGCTGCCGCTGATCCTGCATCGCGTGTTCGACCACAAGCCGACGTCAGCAGAGCTACGCGCGTCGGGCTGGGACGACAACGAGCTGAAGCCTGACCCTGACGCCACGTACGTCACCGACCCGCTGGGGTCAGGTCGCATCGTGCTGCGCGTGCGCACGCCACTGATGCCCAAGGGTGGCAGCGGGACGATTCCCCAGATCCAGACGCTGCAGCACCACGACAAGAACGCCCCCGCTGGCCTCAAGCCCCTCAAGGAAATCCTCGTCGAGTCGGAGATGATGGTCGATACCGATTTCGAGGGCGAGGCCACGGGGGAGAACAAGCGCTGGTGGGTAGGCATCGGGGCAGCGAACAACAACGTATTTCTGACGCTGCGCTGCTCGGGGAAGAACCCCGTCATTCCTGGCATCAAGCTGCAAGGCTCGCACGATCCGCGTGGCGAGACCTCACGGGATGGGCTCGTCAGGTCACCGACACCAATCCTGCGCGGCAAGAAATACCGCTATGGCATCTACCTCAAGGCGAACGACGCGGCGGTGCCGATGGGGCAGAAGTCGAACGGCATCATGGCGCTCCTGATCGATGACGTGGAAGTCGCGCGGATCACCGATGTCAACTTCACGCACAAGGGTGAACCGAGCCTCGCCCCCCTGTTCCGGCACGTGCAGTTCTCCAACACGTACGGTGGTGGGAACGCGCCAACGAAAGAGTTCTCGGACTACCTGTACAGCGTCACGATCAGCGGCAAGTGAACCGCATCGTCGCGGGCTTTTTCGCCGGGTTCGTAGTCGGCGCGCTGGCCGCGTGGCTGGTGTTCGGACGTGGGGATGGGAATGCGGAACTACGGCAAGCGCGCGACGAGGCGTTGCGGCGGGACTCGCTGTCGGTCCAGCGGATCGCAGAGGTTGAAGCGGAACGGGATTCAGTGGTAGCACGGGCGGCGACGGCCACGGCGCTGTTCCACCAAGCCAAGGCGTCGCTCGATTCGGTGTTAGGGTTGCCGCCGCGCGTGCGGACAGTGGTCGACACGGTGGACGGGGTGCCCGTTGCGACGGAGTGGGTGCGCCGCTTGGACTTTGACACGCTCAGGCGAAGCTGCTCGGCGTTCCGCGATACGTGCGCGGACAAGCAGCGCGCCGACTCGCTGGTGATCGTGGAGGAGCGGCGGGTCGGGCTGGAATGGAGGATTCGCGGCGACTCGCTGGCGTTGGCGTTAGAGCAGTTGCCGATCCCGCGTGAGCCGTCGCGGTTCGGGTTCGGCTGTGCGGCAGGCTACGCGGCGCTGGTATCGGCCGGTGAGGTGCGTGCAGGACCTGGGGCGCTATGCGGCGTCACGTTCAACTTTCGATGAGGGCCTAACCGATGGCGAACAACAAAACGACCCAAGCCGAGAACGACGTACTCGACTGGCTGCTCCAGGACCGGGACGTCGGGTGTTTCCTGGCCCTGTTCACGGGCGATCCCGGTGAGGCGGGCTCCGTGACCAACGAGGTCGTCGCCGCGGTCGGCTACACGCGACAAGCGATCACGTTCGGCGATGCTGCGAGCGGGGCAAGCGCCAACAGCGCCGATGTCACGTTCGGTCCCGCGTCAGGCGCGGGGTTCGGCACGGTCACGCACGCGGGGATCTGCCGTGCCGGGACGCGCGATGTTGCCGACATCATCTACTACGGCCCGCTCACCAGCTCGCGATTGGTCGAGGACACCGATACGCTCGTCTTCGCGACGGGCGAGGTCGATGTCAGCGAAGAGTAGGTCGTCGTTGTGGCTCTCACCCCGGTCAAGCAGCAATACCTCGTCTATAACGGCGCGGCGACTAACCCCATCACGCTGCAGTACGCGATGGGGAACGCCAGCGCGGGCACGGGTCGCTATCTCGTGTTCTTCCACGGCGGCGATGTAGCGACCGCGACGTACAACGGCATCAGCCTGTCGGCGGCGGCGACCAATCCCTCGCCGTTCTGCCGCCTCTGGGTGGCCGAGGACGCCTTTCTTCCGACCGACACGAGCGATCACGACCTCGTCCTGACGTTCGGTGGGAACCGCACGAACCAGGGCGTACTCGTTGCCGAGTTTTCGGGCGCCGAGCAGCTAGGCGTGATCCCACCCGCCGCGTGCGCGAGCGGTGCCGCGGGCACCACGCATCCGGTCACGTTCGACACCACGATCGACAGCGTGCCGGTTCTGCTGTTCTGTCTCCGGGTCGAGGACCGGACGATGGACGCGGAGCCTGCTGGTACGCCACTCCTCTCGATCGACAATGGCGTGGTGTTCGACGGGCAGCGGATCATTCTGGGCGCGGGTCCGGCGACGGCGGGATCGGCGACGTTTACCTTCGACTCGTCCGGCACATCGAACGGCCGCGTCGGCGCGCTGCAGCTCGAGGAAGCGGCCACGTCCGGCACCGCGCACGACGGCGCGGCGGCCCTGGACGGTGACGGGAGCTTTGCCGCGTCCGGCGTGCTGGAGAAGGCTGCTACGGCCGCGGTGAGCGGCACGGGTGCGCTGGCCTTGACGGCCACGCGTTCGCGCGCTGGTGCGGCTGTGGTGAGCGGGACGGGCACGTTTACGAGCGCGGGCGTGATCGCGGGTACAGGCGCGGCGGCGCTGAGCGGCACTGGTACGTTCGCGGGCGCGGCTACGGTTACGCGCGGTGGGGCCGCGGCGCTGTCAGGCGCGGGGCTGTTTGCGGCGGCGGCGAGCATGGTCCGGCAGGGGAGCTTGGTGTTGTCGGGTGCGGGCGCGCTGCTCATCGCGGGCGCGCTGCCCAGCCGGTTCCGCCACATCACCGGCAAGGTGCGCATCCGGCCGGTGGTCACGGGCCGCGTGCGCTCGTATCCGGTGGTGAGCGGCAAGGTCACCATGCGCCCGGTGGTCAGGGGCAAGGTGCGCACGGCACGGTTCGGCTACCCGCTGGCTGGCGACGTGTGGTCCGGCGCGCTGGCCGTGTCGGGCGCGGGCGCGTTCGCCGCGGACGGCGCGGTCGTCGAGGGGACAGCGGGCCTGGTGTGGTCAGGCACGGGATTGCTCACGCTGGTGCCGCACCGGGTGCGGGTGGCCGCGTTCGCCGCGTCAGGCACGGGGTCGTTCGCAGCGGATGGAGAGGTCACAGCGAGCATCACGCCGCTGCTGCACACCTTCAGCGGCGGAGACAACGCGACCACGGTAGGCGTATCCGACAGCGGGCACACCGCAACCGTGTTCAACGGCGGGACGTGGGGCCGGAGCGGCGGTCAGTGCTATCGGCCTGTCGCCGCGGTCAACTCGTTCCTGGCCTGGGATGTCGGTGCAAGCGACGGGGATTTCGAGGTCACTCTCTCTCTGGTGACGACCGAGACTGCACGCGTGGCGTGGCGTGCTACCGATGGCACTCACCTGTTCTTCCTGAACTCCACCGGCAATGTTATCAAGCGGGAGGGTGGAACCACGGTGCTCGGGAACATCGGGGCGTCCGTAACTGGTGATGTGATCCGCGTCCATTTGGCAGGTACATCGATTGAGATTTTCCGCAATGAGGTGTCGGTGTTCTCGACGACGCACGCATTCAACCAGACGGCGACGCTGCAGGGGATCGGTGTATTTGATTCCGCGGGCATCCTGTCGCGGTTCGACGATGTGTCATTCACGCCACCCTAGCCTATGCTGGCATGTCATCGTCCGCGCCGAACGCACTGTGCAAACGCGCGTCGCGGAGCGCCTGCTCGGCGGCGTCCCGCAAGGCATCGGCGTCCGGTGCATACGGATGGGCATTGAGTGCGCGCTCGCAGGTCAACGCCACGTCGCGCCACCGGAGGTACGCGGCGAAATACTCGTCTGAGAGGTCGCGGTACATCTGCGCGGCGATTCGGCGCTCTCGCCAACGACGCAGGAATGAGAACATTGGGTCAGGGGTGAAGACGATGCGACATTACAGCGTGCCGCTGATAGGCAGCGGCGTCAGCGACGCCACTATAGACGATCCGGTCAGGGCCAGTGTTCCGGTAACCCAACCCGCACAGCGCTGGGTCGGACATCCGTTCACGGACGGTACCTATCTCGTCGCCGTGCCTGACGACCAGCCGATTCCGCCTGGACCTGGCGTGCAGCCGATCCCTGACCAAGCACTCGACGCGGTAGCCATCGCACGCGGCCACACGCCCGCGGCCGTCCGGTCGTGGTTCGTGCTGTCACCGAATGCGCAGCCGGGGCAAGCCGCTCAAGGCACCGGCCGGGATCGCTCGCTATGAATCGTCCACATCACGGAACTCGTCCACGATCTCGCGCATCGCGTCCCGCACGGTTGGGTGCACCGAGAACAGGATACGCGCAGCCGATGGGTCGAACTCCACAACCTCCACTTCGCCCACCGTCGCGGTCCGGCCTTCCGCGCGCAGCCGGTCGAACGCTTGGCGCGCTACCACCACGCTCGCCGCGTCACCGACCGTCCACCGTACCCGCTCGTCCGTGTCCGGCACCACGATCTGTCCCATTCTCTCCCCCGTGAGGACGCCATGAGCGCGCGACTTCGGTACTCGCCCGACAACCGATGGATCATCGAGGTGTTCGAACTCAAAGCCGAAGACGGCGCGACCGGCACGTTCGAATTCCTCGATTCCGCCGCCACCGTCCGCATCACCGTCAGGCGCCGGAACAATGGCGCCGTGGTCGTCGGCGAGACGTGGCCGTTTGCGCTCGCCTACCGCTCCGGCTCCGACGGCGTGTTCTGGGGCTACTTGAACGCGAGCCTCACCGTCGACCCGACGCTCCGGTACGAGGTGCTGGTCAACGGCGACGACGGCGCAAGCTCGCCCCTGTCGTGGGTGGAGACGCTGGAGGTGATCGACCCGAGGCGCGGCGGGGATTAGTCATTCGATGCGCGCACGGATCGCGGTGGCGAAGCGCTGCACTTCCGCATACCGCCACGCGTAGCGGCCGCGGCGCTTGTTGTCGATGGGGACGCCTTCGCTCATGCCCTGCCATTCGGCGCCGACGAGTGCCCGCGACAGCGCGATTTCGGCAAGGTCCGTCGCGACCCCGGTCACTTGCACGACGCTGCCGCTATCGCCCGCGACGATGTTCGCCCGGAGCATCACCGTCACGTCAGGGTGGTTCGGGATCTTGTACGGTCCGACCGTTACGACGCCGAGGTCCACGCCGCTCACGATGAACCCCGAGTCGACCGCCGCGCGCTGCACCCCAGCGGTCGCCTGCTCGACCGAGAGCGGCGATCGGATGACCATCGGTATGGAGTCACCGGGCCCGAGCGCGGGCGGCACGGTAGCGCACCCGAGCGCAGATAGCGCGAAGCCGAGCACAACTATACGTCGCATGGGATGCCTCCGATGATTAGATTTTCCTAACGAAATTCGTTATTGCGTGATGTGCATCACATCGCCTATTCTGGCCCTCCGCAAACAGGTTCGCTAAGTTGTAGCAACCCCCGAACAGAGTGCGAACCCGATCCGCTCCCAGCCCCCCACGGAGACCGCGTCACCGATGCCTGTCCAGCCGCCCCGAGTGTCGCAGTTTGACCCGCTCCCTGTCCGGAGTGTTCGGAAGGAATGCGACATCGTCGTCCCGAATGAGATTCACTACTTCCTGCCGATCGCCAACGGCAGGACCATGGAAATCAAGGTCGAGCTTGGTGCTGTGACGCCAGAGTTCGAGGCGGAGGTATTTGCGATGTCGGATCGGTGTGTTGCGCAGACGGCGATCAGTGGAGCGCCGCCCCGCCCCCACCTTGTGCGCGTCTAGCCGCTAGGACTCTCGCCTGCGGCGCGATCGCCCCGTAGACGGATCGACTGGCTCGGCATTCTCACCACGTGTGCCCGTCAGCGGGTGCAGCGTGCCGGTGGGTTGTGCGCGTGGCTCGCCCTGCCTGAACGCAATCCACTCGGCGGGCACCTCCAGAATGGTTGCGATCAGAGCGACCGTGTCAACGGCCAGGGGACGCTCGTTCGCCTCCCATTCGGACACGGTCGTCTGATGCACGCCTACGAGCTCCCCGAGGCGCGCTTGGGTCATCGCCGGGGAGTCGCGGTGATTCCAACTCCATAGCTCCCGCGCCTCGCGGATTCTCCCTCCCACCGTCGTCAGGTCCCTCCCTATCGCCATGCGCGGCCTGGCCTCAACTGAATTGTAACGATTACGGGCTGAACGCTTGCGTACATGCGCGTTCCGCCTTATCCTATGCCTGCAGCACATGAGGATATGTGCCGCGGACATATAAGTCATTTCCCTCCAACGACTTACGAATATGCGCGAGAGCGATGTCGAGAGCAAGCCGCGCGTTGGGACGCGGGACTTCCGTGACAATCTCCGGGCGTGGCTGCGCCGCGCGGAAGCAGAGCCGGTCACGATCACGGTCGCTGGATACGATCGCCACGTCATCGTCGGGATCGAGCTGTGGCGAAAGCTCAAGAAGCGGGCAGCAGCGTGAGGAAGTCGGTGGCTCAAAGGTTTTGGGAAAAGGTTCGGAAGGATGGGGATCGCTGCTGGATCTGGCAGGCTGCCATAGCGAAGGACGGCTATGGAAAATTCCGGCCTCCTTCCTCGATCTCTGGGCGAAAGATCATGAAGGCGCACCGTTTCGCCTATTACCTAGCAACGGGCCACATGCCTGACAGAACAGAATATGTAATGCATAGCTGCGATGTGCCCATTTGCGTCAATCCGGCGCACCTCCGCCTCGGCAGCCCGTCGGACAACGTGCGTGACATGGTGCGCAAGGGCCGTGGGCGCGTCAGGGGGACTACACCTCGCATGGTAGTAGGGCACAAAGGCCCGTGGCCGCACTGCGTCCGTGGGCACCCGTTCACGGACGACAACATCATGCCTCACAAGCGAGGGCGAGAGTGTCGTGTCTGTAAGAGGGAGCGCGACAAACTGAGGCGAGAACGATCACAGGACATTGTCCGCAAAGCTGGATGAGCTGGGTGCGTGGTGGCGCCCGAGCATGAGTAGCAATCCTGATCATACCAACAACCTCAACCCAATACCCCCACATGCGACACAACCTATCCCTCGCTTTGGTTGGCCCTGACCTGCCGATGCTGGACGAATGCAACGTCAGGATCGCCGACTCCCTCCGCTACATGATCGCGGAGTTGTCCGGCCACCCGCACCCGCACTGGTGGAAGCAGTTGGGCAACCACGAACGGCCCGGCAACAACAAGCCCGGCAACATGCTGACCCGGATGACCTGGCGCGCCAAGCTCGCCGGTGTGTCACAGCACCGTGCCGAAGCGCCGTGGCATTGCGGGCTCGCCATCACGCGGTCGTTCTACGCGGACGAGCTGCCGGTGGTCGAGTTCCCCCGGCTGTTCGTCGAGGAGACGCGGGCGCAGGGCACGTGCGATGTGCTGGTCGCCGCGGCGCAGAGCGGGAGTCTGAGCGATAGCGACCTGGTCGCGATCCGGACGGCTGCACGTGCGCACATCACGAAGCTGAACGCGATCGTCAGGGCGTGCACGATCGAGGAAGGCCGTCGCGCGGCCGGCCGTCGTCAGGCCCGTCACTCGCTGGTGGCGACCCGATGAGCGCTGACGCGAAGACGCCTGACGTAGCGGCACTGATCTCGGAACTATTGCGCATCGAATCGTTTCTCGGCGGCGAGTGCGACTGCTCCGATATCGCCAGCCTTCGATCGCTGGTTGTGCCACTCCGTGATGCCCGTACCGCGCTGGCCGCCGCCGAGGAGCGGGTTTCGCTCGCTGAGCGCGGGCGTGCTCTCTGGCTGATGTTCGCCGCGCATCTCGCGACTTGCGGCGAGTGCAGTGATTTCTCGTGGACGGGCTGCACGACGGGCCGCGCATTACGACAGGAGTGCCATAGGAGCGACCCGACCGGCTGGTTCCCCTACGACCGGCTGGACCCTGATGCTGCCAGCGCGACGGCGGCGGAGGTACCCAATGTCTGATCTGGCGTGGGGTGACCCCCAGCCTAACGGCCCGACGTGCCGAATTTGCGGAGAACCGCTGCGACTGGACCTGCCCGAGCCGCACGTCTGCGGCACGTATCGCGAAGTCCGCTGGGGCAGCGTGCTGATGCTCGTGGCTGGTGCGCTGATGCTGGCATGGGGAATCGGGTGGGTCATGCGGCCATGATCCCTAACACAACGGAGGCGCCGATGCGGGCGATCGTCCTGACGTGGGTCGTGTGTTTCGTGCTCGTGTTCGCGGGCGGACGCTGGATCACGCGGGGATGGAGGTTGTGATGTGGGCGCACGACGGCGTGCAGAGCGCCATCTCGATCCTGCTCATCGCGTGCGCGATCGGCGCGGTGAGCCTAGCGGGGCTCTGGTTTATCGCGGCGCGCGACCCGCGGAATTGGTAGGTGCCTGCTGTCCGGTTGTCTGGGCGCCGTCCTGGCTCGTACCTCTCAAACGTGTGGGATGCCAGGCTCCGGAGTTTACGTCGTAAGGCGAGGACCAGGGGTGACCCGAATGCCGGGCACACGGAGCGCGCTCCCGCCTCGCAGGACCGCGGCAGCAGGTAGGCAGATGTGAAGTGCCCCGCACTGGTGGAGGCCAGCCGGGGCTTGGTCAGGACGAGCCACATGCGACGCGAACTCGCCTTGACCCTGGAAACGTACACGCAGTCGCAACGAGGACGCAATGAGTACCCCGAACACGGCATTACTGATCGACTTGGCGGCCCTGCTCGCGCCTGACGGCTGCAAGCTCGAGCTGCACCCGGCGCAGCCCAAGCGCGACGGCAACCTGTACTACAGCGCGACCGTCACGGACTACTTCGAGGAGTCGGCGACGTTCGAGAGCACGGACCTGGGCGCCCTGTTCGCGAAGGTGATCGAGTGGTACGGGTCGCCGCCCGACGGCGGTAGCCACGTGGGCACGTTCGGCCCGGAATCCGAATCGCCGAGCTATCGCGCGGCGATGATCGATGCGGGCCGCGGAAGGCTGTTGAAATGAGCGCGCCCAACGAGACGCCTGACGTGGCGGCGCTGGCAGATGCGCTCCAAGCGCTGACGTTCGATAGCCAGTTATCGGCCGACGACCTCGTGACAGTGTTAGCCACGTGCACGGTATTGCGGCGGTTAGCAGCGCGAGCGACCACGCCGGAGTCCGGCACATGAGCGCCCCGGTTGGCCTGACACTGCTGCGGCGGTGCGAGAACGAACACTGCGCCGAGTCACTGCGCGTCATGGCCGCGGAGAACGACACGCTACGCGAACAGCTGCGAGCCGCAAACGACCGCATCGCGGACCAGCGGGAAAAGATCGGTCGGCAGTCGGACGCGATCATCGAGTTGATGAGCAAGCTGAATCAGGTGGCGCCGCAAACGATGGTATCCGAGCTGGTCAAAGGCTGCGTGGCCGGTCGGATCGGCGCACGCGCTGACACTTCTACGGTAGAGGCATAACGATGACTGAGTCACTGATCGCCAAGGGCGACGGCGGCACCACGTACAAGCCGCATCCCGACGGGTGGGCGCGGATCATTCTCGCCGACATCCACGACGAGGGCATGCGCGAGTACGAGTACATGGGCAACAAGGGAAAGCGGCGCGAAGTGCGCTTCGTCTGGCAATCCGAAGTGCTCAACGAGGAAACTGGCGAGCCGCTCGAACACAGTGAGTGGTTCACCCTGTCGCTGTCCGAAAAAGCGAATCTCCGCAAGCGCCTGGAAGCATGGAGCGGCAAGTCGCTGACGGATGAGCAGGTCGAGAACGGCGTCGACATCATGAAGCTGGTTGGCCGGACCGCCTATGCCAACTTCATGAGCAAGCAGAAGCAGAACGGCGGGACGAAGGCCGTGATCGCGTCGCTAGGCAAGCTGCCAAAGGACATGAAGGCGCTGGCCGTCTCGTCCAACTTCAAGCGCGTCAAGGACCGGGCGAAGGACACGAACGGTGCAGCGCCCGAGCAGCAGCACGCGCCGCCGACCGAGTTCGCGAGTATCGAGGAGTTGGAAGCGGACGAAGACGAGTTACCATTTTAGTTAGGCGCTATGCGACGCAAGAAATGCTTCAAGTGCGGCCAGACGAAAACTCTGACCAGGTTCTACACACACCCCCGGATGGCCGACGGCCACCTGAACAAGTGTGCCGTGTGCACCCGCCGAGACGTGCAGGAGAACTACGTGAGGCGTCGAGACGCGTACCTGGCGTATGAGCGCTCGCGATCTGGACAGCCACACCGGCTGGCGTTGCTCCGGAGTCAGAAGATGAAGCACCCCGAACACTGGAAGGCTCGTATTGCCGTACATAACGCAGTGCGACGCGGAAAGCTGAAGCGGCTGCCATGCGAAGTGTGCGGCGTGGCAAAGGTCGAGGCACACCATGAAGACTACAGTCGAGCGCTTGTTGTGGTGTGGCTATGCCGCAAACATCACAAAGAGCGGCATCGAATGGAAAGGAGAGACGTGGCATGACTGAGACACTGGTGGCTCGCGATCCTGCGATGGATGCTATGCGCGCGCTGGAGTCACGCGCTGACATCGAATCGCTGGAGGAGTTGCAGCAGCAGCGGCGCGAGCTGATCGACAGCGGTGCGCAACTGGCCGCGCTCTACGGCTCGTTCGGTTTGTGGGACAACATCCGCAAGCAGCGCGTGGAATTGGCGAAAGTCGCATCGCGCGCACGCCTGACGGAGCACGGCGACAAGGTCACCGAGGCGGCAGTCGAGCAGTACGCCTACGCCGATGACGAGTACCGTGCATTCCTGGAACGCGCCGAGAAAGACAAGATCGCGTGGGTTCGGCTGGAGAACCGCATCACCGAGATCAACGAACGCATCCGCAATCGTGAGCTGTCGCTTCGCGCATACAGTGTTGAAGCGGGCCTGCGATGAACGCCAGGCAGCGCAAATGCGAACGCAGACAGCCCAAACGTCGAGCCAAGGGCACGCCGCCGCCGAAGCACCACGGTTGCCTTACGCCCGAGGAGCATGCCGAGCTGCAACGCCAGAAGCGGATGAAGAAAGCGTTCGGTCACTGCCCGGCCAAGGTCGTGCGACGGCCTATGTGCGCCGAGCCGGAAGGCTACGAGCCAGCGGTACCGCACCCGAGGGACGCGATCCCGGTCCGCGTGTGCGGGCCGCTCGAGCCACCGGCGGCATGGGTAGCGGCCGCAGCGCGTGAGCCATCGCCATACGATGCTCCGCCTCGCAAGGCGGGCAAACACAAGCAGGAGGAGGGGGCATGACGAAGCAGCGCACGTGGTACATGCACACGATCGATGGAAAACCGGCTCTGTTTGCCGATGATACGCTTTGTTTCGCCGTGGGTCGGCATGTCGTGACGCTGGTTCCGTCGTTGGCTCAGATCCGTAGAGAGCAGCGCGCTGACCGGGCGTGGTACGACACAAACATGCCGCAGATGCAGGTACGTGGGCGGCTCGGCTACGTGCTCGTCAGGCTGCCGGAGTCCAGCCCGTGACCGCGCCCAACGAGGCGACTGCGCCCGCGCCTGACGTGCGGGATATGCTGCAACAGTGGCTGCTGGCGTGCAATGACTACTGCGACATCTACGGCGAGACGGAAGACGCAAAGCCGCTATATGCCGCTGGTGATGCCTTGGCCGCCGCACTCGCCGCTGCCGAGCAGCGGGCCAAGCGCGCGGAGCCGCTGGAACAGGCCGCCATCGCCTACGCTGCGCTCGCCCACCACGGGTCAGACGAGCAGTTCCGAGCGGCGGAGAACGGGCTGACGGCTGCGGCGATCGACTACGCGGTCGCGAGCGCAGGCGGTCCGGAGGTGCAGAGCCGTGGCTGAGACCCCGAAGGTAGGTCACGTCGTCTGGTACGGCCCACAGGGCTACGAGGACATCGTCGCTGTGCATGCCGAGATCGACGGTGCGTGGGCTGTCTCGGTGCGCGATGCGAACACGGGCGCGCCGCGCCGCGCGGAGATCATCTGGGCGGGCTTCGGCGGCTGGGTGGAGACAATGGACGACGAGCCGACGGACGGTGCCGCATGACGCGCCGGGATCGCCCGGTGCAGCTCGTGGCCGCGAGCGCGCGCACGACCGCGCAGGCACCTGACGCTGCGTTAGGGCCGTGGGTCTCAGCCGCCGACATCCAGGCGGACCCCGACCTGCCGTACCGGCACGCGAGCGTGAAGTGGATTTTGGCGCACGTCGCGCCCGACGACCGCAAGAAGCTGGGCCGCAAGGTGCTCTGGCGCCGCTCGGCGATCGTGCGGTGGACCGAGACATGGGCGGCATCGCGCGAGGGTGCGGCTTGACCCCCAAGCGCAGTGGCACACCGCCCGCGCGGTTCGACCGCATCTTCCCGAGCGTCGGCCGTATCCGCCAGCCCACGCGCGCGAAGACGTGGCGCGAGTACCTGCGGCGCGATGCCGTGATCCTCAAGCTCTACGAGAACTCGCAGCTCGAGATCCTGCGCGCCTTCCGGGACGGCGAGCTCACGATCGAGCAACTGGTCGAAGCGGACCGCAACGACAAGAGCCTGGCGACGCTAGACGACCTCAAGCTGCGCGCCCCGCTCTGGGCCGCCGTCAACGCGGCGCTCCGGAAGATGAAGCCGGGCCCGACCCGTGGTCGCTACGTCACGTCGTGGCAGGCGCTCAGGCGAAAGGCGTCTACCGCGCTCCCAGAGGCCGCGAAGGTGGCCGACTTGGCCCGCGTGGACTGGGAGGCGCTCAAAGCGTCGTGGGGCGGCTCTGGCAGCGACTGGATGCACGTCAGGCGCGCGGTCTCGCACACGTTGACCGTGATGCTCGGCGACAAGTGGCATCCGTACCGCCGGCGGGTGATGGTGCTGATCCCCACCAAGCGCGAGAAAGAGCGGAAACCGAACCTCGCGCCTGAACGGTTCGCGGCCGTGGTCGAGCACACGCCGGAGCACGCGCAGGCCAGCTACTGGGTGCTGGTGCTCACCGGCATGCGGCTGGGCGAGTACCTGCGCTGCACCCGCGCGGACCTGGACGACGATACATGCCGCGTGCACGTGCCTGGGACGAAGACCGAGGACGCCGACGGCTGGGTGAGTGTGCCCGCGCACCTGTGGGGCTGGATCGTGTCGGGCGTGCCGTCGCGGCTGCAAGCGAAGTGGTTGCGCGAGCACTGGCACCGTGGCTGCGCGGCCGAGGGCGTGTCCGGGGTGACGCTGCACGATCTCCGGCACTGCATGGGCCAGTGGGCGAAAGACGCGGGCGCGGACGAGCGGGACATCCAGACGGCGTTGCGGCACCGGACGGCTGCGATGACGCGGCGGTACACGGTGAACGAGAGCACGGAGCGGGTCGCGTCCGCGTTAGGTAAGGTGTTCCCGCCGCGCAAGGCGGGCAGACGCACACAACGGGGGAGCGCGGAACATGGGGCTTGACATTACCGCCTATCGCCGCCTCACGCTTGCGGTTGGCAACGAGGCGTTCGACGAAACCGGGGATTTGGAGTGGGACAAAGGTTGGCGGCAGCTCTACGTCAACGGCGATTTCCCCGGTCGAGCGGACGACATCAAGGATGGGTACGCCTACCGCGCGGAGGAAGCCATCCACGCGGTGAGCGTGGGATACGGAGGACACATGCGGTTTCGCGACCAGTTGGCCGAGCTGGTGGGCTGGTGGCCCATCGAAGGCAAATACGGACCGAGCGCAGCGGCTGCTGTTTGGGCCAATCCGAAGCCGGGGCCGTTTGTGGAGTTGATCAACTTCTCCGACTGCGAAGGGACCATCGGAACGTCAACCAGCGCGAAGCTGGCAAAGGATTTCGCTGAGTACCAATCGAAGGCGGACGCGCACCCGGACGAGTGGTTCCGCGAACTCTACGGTAAGTGGCGCGCGGCATTCCAGATGGCGGCTGACGGCGGCGCCGTAGCGTTCCACTAGCACTACGTTAGGCGCTCGTAATGATCGTGGTGGCCAAGTGGGGAACTTCGGGCGCGGTTCGGTCGTGATCCGGAGCAATACGGCGCGTTCGTGGACGGTAACGCCCTAGTGTGGAGGTAAAAGGCGTGATAGTACAACGGTCTCATAATCCGA